CTGAGTTTGAGTGCCGACGACTCAGGGCGTCCAGCGCGTTCCAAGTGCTGGGGGTCAACGAAAGGGTCTTCGCCGACCTTTGACAGGCACTTGAACAGGGCACCGTAGTCGTCCAGCTTGGAAACTGGACTTCTACTGGTTACTACAGCTCCCTTGACAAGGGGGATCTGTAGTGACGAACAGGTCACCTGGGAGGTATCATACCCCAGATAACTTGTCCTGCCCAAGATCGGAGACGTCGTCTCAACCGCTGGAAAGGGAATAATCTTCCCCACCAGACGGTCAAGATAAGCTGCCGTCTTCCAGAGCCCAGCAGTATAACACTGGTTCCTGGTAGATACGGTAGATACGATCTCCGGAACGTCGCTCCGTTGGGAAGGTAGAACGCTGCGAATGCGAACGATGGAGACATCCACACCCGCATAGTAGTCCCTTCCGCAAGACTCCCTGAACCTTCCGGTCCAGAAAGACTTGCCAGCGTTGACTCGAAACCCAAAAGTTTCGAGCGCGTCTACAACGGAATGCACGTAGTCTACGGGGACAACAATATCGTCACCGTAGACACGCACCTGGTTCCGAAAGGACTTTATGTCCTTCCGGGTCAACCGGCGTCCTAGCGCGTGCTGAATTCCCAGAAAGACCACCGTCGTGAAGACGATAGACTCAAAGGGGAAGCACAGCGCAGAACCCATAGACGCGAACTTGGCCAGACGCATAACGCCATGGCCAGGCACATCAGCCTTTCGCGAACGACTGGCGTCCACTCCCGCCGCGAGGTGAGGGTGGTTCACTAGAAGGGCGCGTACGTGCTGATTCGAGACACGATCAGATGCTTCGCTGAGATCCAGCGTAGCAAGGTTCCCGTGAAGGGAACCTTCACGTGCCAGATCCTGATTAGGGATCTGAGACGCTGAACTGATGAAGCTACGGCAGATGTCATCCTGCTCGATAGCTTCCACGATCTCGCGAAGGATACCTTGCTGCATATACTGCATACAGGTAGGCTCGATCGCGATGATCCTGGGTGTCTTGAGCGTTTTAGGTACTGTGATGACCCTGACGGGCATCTCAGCACCGGGTTCGAGGAACTCCACGTCGGAGAGCCTGGAAAGAGCTAGGCTCCAGCTAGTAGCGAGCATCTCCATGTGCGGAAACACGGCTTCTAGCCTCGTGGTCCACTGCTTTTGATCAAACTTCGAGTTTCCTCGGAGGCGATCGGCAGTGGCACCACTTCCGTGCTTCGGAACGACGGTACCTTGGTAGACCGCGAGGTCCACCTTGGCAAAAACGTCGCTCCAGAGCAAGCGTCCGATGCGTTGAAACTCTTCCATCTGATGAGACGGAAGAAGCGCATCGTTTGCTCGCAGGTCCTGCTCACACTCGACGTACTTAGCGACAGCACGATCTACCCTGGCATCACTGCAGGGAAGAGCTATCTTTGACCACATCAGTGTAAACTGACGTAGGGCCCAGATTGCTGTCGTGTCGGCATCGTCGAGTAGAACGCCAGTACCAGCATCGAACACAAGGCGAAGGAAACCTCCGAGGAATCGGGGGAGACCGCCTGACCTGGCAAAGCCAGGAAACAGGTCGTCGCTTACGTGACCCTGGTCTAGACCTTTTTGGAGGTCCGACCCGAAGTCACTGAGGGTAATCGTTAGAAACGACAACCCCTCATGTTCGATGCGTCTCGCGACGGTATTATAGTCGCGAGAGGTGCTAGTGCGGCACCACGCCCCCATATCTTCGAGGACGTACCGCGCGAACAGTGTCAGGCTTTTCATGCCCGCCTTCCTTTGCAGGAGTGGCTATGGCATCCCTAGCTTGGCACTCTGAATCCGATCCCTGACAGATCTCCACCACCCCATAAGAGGGGTAAGGGAGAAAGGTCAGCTCTCGCCGCCTGCCACCTTGGTGGAGGCGGAGAAGGTGCCCGCGGACAGGAAGTCCGTGAGACCCTTCAGAACCTCGATCTGCTGCGAGATGGAATAACCATCCTTAGGCGTGTCGAGGACGACGTACGCGGTCATGTCGCGGTACACGTTGAGCCCCGTGATGGGGTCCGACGTGAGCTTGGCATGACGAACGCGAACGGACCTACGGTTTCGCTTGCCATAGGCGTGCGAGACCGTGAGCTGAGTGTTCCCGTCAGCAGACGAGTACACAGAGCTCGAAGGCCCGGTCGAAACCCGGGGAACCGGGATAGCGACCGTCGCGATAGTGAGAGTCTGAGGATCAGAGAGAGCCATGCGTGCTGTCCTTTGCGGGATGGATACGCTGCGGTGAATCCGCAACGTGAGTCGCCTGAAGGATTTACCAGGCGACCCGTGGCGCTCGGGTCATACCGAGCGCTGCGAGTATGGACCACTGCCTCGCCGTAAACGACGAGGGATTCAGTCCGAAACCGTAGGGTGACGCCTTCACCCTTGACTTCCTCGTTGTAGAGAGAGTCAAGGTAGAAGGACCGAGAGTAGTGCGCAGGTCGTGAGACCTGACTCCACTCAGGGTGTAGGTAACCGTGTTGACCTGTTCGGTCATCAGGTAGCCCCACCTAATCACGAGCCCATCTTGCGACAATTTAGTCGCATTGGAGACCAAAGTCCCCAGATTGGTAAACCAATCGATGAGCCAAGACCATGGAGCGAGCTCGTACAGGACTTCGGCAGTTAGCTCGAAGCCGAGAAGGTATCTAGCCTTCTCTGCGTACATACGGTACCTACCGAGATTTGTGGTGTCCTCGGACAGGTAGTATGAGTACGCACCGGTGAACCATATCCTCTTGTAAGAAGAGGTCGTGGTTCGTAGCGAGCCCCTCCCGAACAGATGCAGATCATTCCTGAAAGCCGTAGTGTGTGCACCCAAGTCCGCGTTAGCGGTCGCGGGTGCTACGGAAACCAGGTTGGTCAGCGTCGGTTCGAACGACATGCGCCTGCGGACTATTCGTCCGCTGTCTCGCTGATACTGTGTCAGGAGTTCCTCACTCCGCAACACAGCATGACAAAGCCTACGAACGTCGCTTATGACCGGCAAGATGCCGAACTGGGCGTTCAGGTGTTCTCCTGCTCCACCTTGAATGGTGGAACGAGCGCGACTTGACGTACTCTGCTGTTCGATGGAACGCGTTTTGACCCTTGAGAAAGGGTCTTTGCGCGAAGCCGAAGAGCCAACAGAGTGGCGCCAGGTCTCGGCCACACGGATTCTATCCGTGGACCGTGATCCCTTGATAGTGGCAAGTCCTATAATGGACGGGACACCATCTCGGAGGATTTCACCTAGGGCAGTTGCGAGACCGGCGACCGACTTCGTCGGGATCGTGCG